TTCACAAAAGACAAAATAGCAGCTAGAACGCCGCGCCACGTTTTACTGTCTTGAACTGAAACTAATAATAAAAGTAAAGCTTCAATTTCCTTCTTAATAAATTCCTCATTTTCAATAACAGCACTCGTGACTTCGCGCTTGACAAAGTTTCTAGCCAGGCTAGCAAAACCTTGTGTTTTATACGTACGGCGATGTCTACCTTTCTTCCCCTTGCGTGAAAGCTTCAACTCTCGTTTAGCTTCACGTTTGCGAATACGGCGCAGCCTACGTGCTTCCCTCGCGATAGCAGAAATTTCCTCTATGCACATGTGTCTATAGCCTACAAAAAGCATCCACATATACACAAACAAAATTTGAACGTCATATCGGAAAAGAAATGCGCGAATAAAATCCCAATCATCATTATACCAGTGCAACATCATCATCACAAGGATGGGTAGTGTAAAACTGGAAGTCAGATAATCAAGACCTGAAAAAATACAGTTGCGCATGAAATAATACGTTATCATACAGCAACTCCTCCCAATTCTCGCCAGCTCGCAAAAGAGTGCGAGCAAAAAGAATGGGGTGCGGTACGTGGCGAGTACCAATGCCATGAAAGAGTCCTTAAAGCGGTTTCCCTCCGCGGTAAAAAATGTCATGGCTTGCCCAATACCTTGCATTCGTGGCAATAGAATGCAAGGGGTCTGGCTCCTGCCTGAAGCCATCCAGGGTTCTAGGAATCTTAAAATTTTTTATTGTGGATTTCCCTACACAATTTTCTTTCTCTAAAGTGTTCACTGAATCATTTCAATAAACTTAAATAACACTAACTAAGGTGTCGGCCGGAGTGCCAATCCGTTTGACAAAAATCAGTTTCTTAGTCTAACGTACTCAAGCTTGCTAATACACAGCAGTGGTCGAGGATGTTTGATTAATTCTCATATCAATAAATTATCAAAGCAATTACTTCCTATAGTAACCTCTCTATCGTGTGCCTCGGGCGAGTATTGTTAATAACTTGTGGAATACTGATCCCCACGTCCTTTCGGGATCGTGGAATGTATATGCCTCCCCGCGCTCTTGGGTTCGGGTCTCTTATTACCTTGTAAGTCCAAAAGTGCTCTAAGTATTTTACGTTATTACAAAGTTAATAACTAAAGAAAAAGTGGATAAATGCCTCATAAGGGAAATGAATTCTCCAGATAAGGGAAAATACCCATTGGGTGCCAACCTGTTCCGAGGAACAATATGATATCATCTGTTGCACAGCAGATTCATCTATCATATAGCAACAAAAACCAGCAAAGCTGGCCGAGTTGTGCTAACTCGAGGACACCAGAATTTCGTTAATACAGTTTCTGACATTACTGCTACATTTCGTTGTTCAAATAATTACTAATCTCTGACTAGTCGAAATATAAGGGCGTCGTAACGCCCTACATATCTCCGTCGATCGAAAATAGCAGGCGATTTAACGCCATTAATTTGGTGAGTTC